TTAAAAATTTTCCACTTATTGTGTATTGAGCTATAGGAGTTTGTTTTTTATTATTATATCCAAATTCTTTTTTATAACTCCAATAATATCCAAAACTACTATTAGTATTACCTAAGCAACTATTTCTAATAGCTTTTAGTGTGTTTTCAACATCGTTGCTGTTTATATAAGTTGCCGCAGCACGAACACAACTAAAACTTCTAAGATATTCTCCATTCAAATCAAACATATAAACAGTCTTTTTATTTTCTTCAAAATTACCAGTGCCTCCTAATACTTCGTTATAACATTCTTTACTTCTTAATAAAGTACTATTAACTAAGAGTGCTTCTAATTTTAAAGCTTGTTGTTTACCTTCTTCAGTACCTGGAAATACTTGAATTGTAGTACGTTTAAAATTTTCATATCCGTATTTACGTACTGCTCTATGAAAAGTAAACTCTTTATTTGCTTGATTCTATCTAAAGATTCCATTTCCAATGTATCCATCAAATACTTCTGGATTTGTCTTGTGTACTCCAATGTAGAATTTACCATTACATTGGTTAATTGTAATATATACAATATATTTAAATTCCATAAGATGTTTATTATTTCAGTAATTAAACTTATGCCTATAATAGAAATAGGACTTACTAGTCGTTGAACTTTCAACCTATAGTTAGGCTGCTTAGCTGCTGATTGCCTTATAATATTTACTTTTTAAGCATTCACGTCTATCATTACTGATTACGTTGTAGCAAAATACCTTGAAGGTGTTCCAGCAATTAAATAAATTTTGTTAGATAATTTATCATTATCAGGCGGCAATGAAATGCTTACCGCCAATTTCATATGTAGAGAAGGTAGCACCTACCTTAACATATCCGTTAGCTTCCTTAGACCAGAGATATGTTCCGCAAGTGTTGAATCTTGCAAGCCACTCTGATAGAGCTAGCTGAATTTGATTCCAAAGAGCCTCATTAACAACGAAGATGAACTTGTTGCCAGTTGGATTCTCAGCCTTTTGGCACATCATATTGATGGCAGTTTGCATAACTTGTACAGTTAGCTTGTTGTATCCATACTTAGAAGCAAATCTTTCGATTTGTGGGATAATACCATCACCAATATAGATTGGACGGTTAGTATCGGGATCTTGGATGGTTGGCTTACCATTTACATCAATGTTAGTCTTGTTGAATAATAGACCTTGGTTCTTCACATACATGAAGTTCTTTAATAGGTTATCTTCAACCTTATCCATCTTATAAATAGTTTCCTTTAGCTTGCCATTGCCTTCGCCCTTACCAATGCTGATGAATACGTCTTCATGAGCAGCATATAGAGAAGAATAAGAATCATCAACACGGAAAGTAGTAATATAATTACGCAAAAATTGTTAATCAGTATTTTTCAATACTGTTCAGACTATATCATTAATTTTTATGAAATTTAAATACATAGCCATTAGTCGTACAAGCTAAACCTCTAAGTACTCTATTAACACTAGATACTTTTGCTCCATATTGTTGAGCGGCTTTTTGTACGCTATCCCAAGTACTCAATAAATTACCTTCTTTATCAAATACATCTACTTTTTTAGCAAGAGATTTATTTGTAATTGCAGGAATTTTTTCTTTAAATTCTGTTTTGATTTGGTAGGTTTTGTATAATCCATTTCTTCTATTTATACAATCCCATATAGAGCTAAACGATTTTACATTCATAAACTTTAGTAATTCTTTAGAATTTTCTAATTCTTGAATAAAATTACCGTCTAGATCATAAATATAAAATTTTTTATTTCGTAGAGATTGTTTTGGTTTAGGAGTAAATGTATCATATAATGTAAATGAATAATAAAATTGTTCAAATACTAAAGAATTACCTTGTATTGCGGTAATTAATGTACTAGGAGTTATATTATTTAGTTTGCTTGCTTCAAGTAAAGAATTGTAGGAAGCTAATAATTTTCCAGTTTTGTTATATTTATATACTGGTTTTTTATTATCACCTTTAGAGAAACTATTAATATCTATTTTTGTTTCTCGACTCCAAAAATATCCAAATAATTTTTCTTTAAAGTGCATAGCTGTTCTAAAAGCATTAATAGTGCAATTAAAAAAGAAGCAAGCATCTTCTAATGTATTCCATTTTTTAATAAAATTTCCCTGTTCGTCAAATTGATTTATAGGTTCTGTTGGTCTATTTTCACCTCCGCCTAAAATCATATTATAATTAGTGTCTAATTTTAAAAAATCTTCATTTACAATTTCTTTTTCTTTATTATAAGCTTCCTCCGCTGTATCATAAATATATAAAATTTTTCTAGAGAATTTATCGATTCCGTATTTTTTTACAGCGGCTTGAAAAGCAGTTCTTGGTTTAGCATATGTACCTGGAAGTCCTATTTTTATTCCATTTCCTATATAACCATCGAATATATTAGGATCTTCAGTTTTATGTACTCCTATGTAAATCTTATTATTAACAGAATTTGTTGTACAATATACTATGTATTTCATAAAATTACTCTCTCTTTCGGTTAATACCTACTTTTATTAAAATTTAGTCGTTGAACCTTTTCTAATCCGGTACATAAATGTACTCATATATTAGAACTTGGCTGCTGATTGGCATATTCTTTCGAACTTAGCGTTCCAGCAATTTAAAGAGTTTAAGCTGCATTTTTATAGCAATATTCGAAATTTAAGCAGCTTGAAGCACCGCAATTATAATAGAATTACCTTTATGCTTCTCAATATTGCTCTAATATTTGACGTACCCTTCCTCATGTAGTTCAGGCATAGCATTAGATTGGAATCTAGTAGTGTCACCTATTTGACATCCACTTGGATCAAGTAATGTAGAGTAATCGTTATCGATTAGACGAACTTGTACCTCCCAGTAATTGTCAGCCTTTCTAATTGGACGGCTTACAACTTGACACTGTTGGAATGTCTTGTCAATCTTAAAGATGTCATATTTTTCATAATAACGCTCCTTAAATGCCATAGTGATTTCAGTACCATTAGCACCATCACCTACAGGAACGTCAGCAAATTCGATTCTCTTGATATAGTTAGTTTCAACTTCCCATTCAAAGTACATAGCATCAATTGAACGGAACTTGTTATTAGACTTACGATCCATATAGAATACATTCATAAGAGAATCAGTTAGATACTAAGCTGTTAGCTCAGGATAAAGACGGCTTACTAAGCCAAGACGTACAGGACGTGTACCAAGAAACTTATAAAAATCCTCATACGTTCTAGTGTCGCTCATAGTGGAGCGATTAGTTACAAAATTCGCTACAATCATATAAATTAAATTAAATTATCGAATAAATCTGTTTCATTATTCGGGTTGTTAGACTTCTTAGGCTTACTTACCACGTTTACAGGTTTCTATCGTGGCACTGAAGCTTTTGCCTCTTTTCGTGCTTCAGCTATTTGTTTCTTATAATACTAAGTGATTTGATTTAGAGCATCATGTCCCTTAAGAGTCCACCAAGCCATTTCTACTAAAGTCTTTGGATCATTAAGAGCCTTTGCAATATATCTTACACCAGCAGAATCTGTATCCAAAATGAAAGAGGCGATCTCATTCATATCGTCTTCTGATAATTCTAGAGCCGTATCTCCTAAATCTATACTGTCATTATTTTGAATAGTATCTACAATAATCTATTCAAATTGAGCAGCCTGTTGTGCCTGTTGTGCCTAAGTTTGTTTAGCTTCCAATTCACGCATCTAGTCTTCGCGTTCTTTGTAATTAGCACGTAATCCGTCTACTTTCTTCTTAAAAAGTTCTGGATTCTGTCTCTGAAGTTCAAGTTCTTGTAGAGCCTCTTCTTCAGTTAAATCTGGCACTTTATCTTTTAGATCTGCGATAAATAACTCCTCATCTGAAAAATCGTCAATCTCATAATCGACTTCAGGCTCTGGTTGGTTAGCCTTATATTGTTCGATTACGTGTCGGCCATAAGCATTAAGATAATCCTTAACACTCATATTATTCTAACGAAGAATGCCTAATAATTGTTCTTCATCAGGAGAAAGATCTAAATTTGAAGTATCTACTTCTTTTGAGGCAGGATTATAGTTTAGTAGTTGTAGTTGTTCTTCACGAGATAAATCGTTAAAGTCATATTCCTCTGTTTCGCCATAATCATTCTCCATCTTTACAGACTATGGATTAATACCCTTAGATTGTAAAAATTCAGTTAAAAGGTCAACTTCCTCATTATTATCTTCTTCCTATTCTTCGTTATCTTCTTGAGTTTCTTCTTGCTGATTTAACTGTTCTTCAGCTTGTGTAGAATAGTCGTCATCAAAGAAATCCAGGTTGTCAAGTTCATTTAATTCTTCCATAAGTCATTAATTCATTAAATTTAAAAAAGAGCATCTATTAACTGGTAGCTCCTAAGTAGGCAATGATACCATTTACATGAAGATCAACGATATTTTTACGTCCTTCTTCACTTAATAGGTACTCTACTTCTTGCTTATTATCTTGAAATAAGTTTTCTGTTAAAACTGCAGGACAGTTAGTATCTCTTAAAATCTAGAAATTAGCTGTCCAATATTCTCCTTTCGGAACGCTTCTATTTCCTTGTAATTTGCGTAATTTAGCTTCTTTATACAAAAGTTGAGCTAGTAAACGACTTTTTAAAGAGGACTTAGTATAAACCCAGCCAGACCAACCTGAAGCTTTATACCACCTGTCACCTGTTCCAGCTGCATTTACATGAATGGAAACCAACACTACATTGCTGTTCTTTTTACAGTAATCGTTTACACGTTTACAACGTTGAGATAGGCTAATGTCAGTACTTTCTGGTACTAATTGAATAGCTTTATAACCTAATTCATTTAGCTTTTTAACAACTTCAACTGCAATTTCTCGTGTATATTTCCATTCATATAAAGCTTTATCTGGACTGCATTTTCCTGGTGTATTTATTCCGTGTCCATTGTCAATCAGGATTAGCATTTCTTATATAATTTGCAAACTCCCTTAAAAAACATTTAACTTCAGATTTTGTAAAAGTAAATTTTAAATCAACTGTTTTTTCTTTATTAACAATCTTAATTCGTTCTTTACAATTATCTTCAGCTAATTTTGATAAGAGATTAATAATTTCATCAGTATCTTTTTCTTCACAGCTTTCTACAACCTGTTCAAGATCGGGATTTGCTAAGAAATACAAAAATTTCTGTACACTATAACCCATAAAACATAAGTTTTTAAAGAAAATTACTCATTATAATCTTCTAATTTATAAAATTATAAAATATCTTAAAGTTAATCTTTCGACGCAAAGATATTGTATATTTGTTAAATAAACAAAATAATTTGAAATTTTCTGGTTTTATAAAGTAATTTTTAATTTACAAATCATTATTATTATACTTCACTCCATGTATCATTACTTATACAACTAGTTGATACTTCTAAAC